CGACCGGGCTGGTCAGGTCGAGTGCTAGCACCTGATCCTGTTGGGACTTGCTGAGCGCAGCCAGTTCGACCGTCAGCGACGTCACCCGGATCCGGGGCTCAGCGAGCGTCGACACCAGGAAGTCGGCGAGGTCTTCGGCAAGCTGGTCGTTCTCGAGCAGCAGCCCGCCCTGGCTGAGTGTGCGGATCCGGTAGGCGGCCTGGCTGGTCGTGTCGTCCTTGGTCTGGGCGGTGCCGCCGACCCGTTCGATCACCACCCGGTTGAACAGCAGCTCGCTGCCGTACTGCAGCTCGATCGACTGGAAGCCGATACCGGCACCGGTGTCGTCGAACAGCAGTGCGGTGAGCCCGGCGTTGCTGTGCCGGTCCTTGAACGTCACCCGGCCGTCACGACCGGCGAAGATCGTGCCGTAATCGGAGCGGGCAACGGTCTGCAGGTAGGCGAGCACGTTGGTGCCGTCAGCGACCGTGTCACCCTGCAGGGTGCTGATCCCGGTGTCGATGTTCCGGTTGTGGGTGAACGCCACCTCGGACCGGTCGAGCACAGCGTTGATCCGGGCACCCGGCAGCTGGCTGGCCGTGGCGGTGAAGGCATCCAGTTCGATCGCTGCGAGCGACGCCAACGAATCGCTCGCGTCGATCACCGCCACCGACCGGCCAGACGGCTGATACTCGTAGTTCCAGTCCTCGACCTGGCCGTCGACGATCGTGATCCCGTTCGACTGCACCTTGATGCGACGGCCCGGCACCACGTTGCTGCCAAACCCGAACGGGAACGACGGATCGAACTGGCGGTCCTCGTTGTTCAACTGCACCGACCAGCGTGCCGCCGGCGGCGTCCGAGCCGAGAACAACGGCGACGACGCACCACGGGTGATCGACACCCGGTTCACCCGGTCGGTGATGTCGGTCGGGATGCCGACCAGACCGGCCAACGTGTAGGTGGCGTTGTCCAGCTCACCCTTGACCGGGTCGTTGAGGATGAAGAAGCTGCCGCCGGTGGCGCTGAGCTCGAGGTAGGCGGTGACCGTGGTTGTCGGTGCCGGCATCGCGCCCCCTTAGATGAACGGCAGCGAGCCGTTGCGGCGCTTGTAGCGTTCGATCGCCCGCACCACGTCTTCCGGGTCGGCGCCGGTCGTGATGTTCACGACCATCGGGGCGGCGGCAGCGGCGCCGCTGGTGATCGCTCGGGTGCCGCCGTTCGGGATGACCATGCCGGACTGGCTTGGCACGATGACTTCGGGGCCTTCTTCGCCAACGACGTAGGCCTTGCCGGGCTGCACCGGGCCACCCTGTGCACGACGACCACCGAACGGCAGGTCGTAGCCGGCGCCACCCTTGGCGATGATCGACAGGTTCATGGTTCGGTTGCGGGACAGGATCTGCAGCTGCCGTTCGATCTGGTCGAGCTTGCCTTCGTCGATGTCGGCAAGGATCTTGGTGACCCGCTCGACCGGCAGGCCGAGCACCTCTTTGGCGTAGGTGGCGATCTCCCGCTTGGTGTCGATGATCGCTTGCTGATGGCGCTTCTGCGCTTCCGCAGCATTGTCGGAACCCTCAACGCCTGCGGCATACGCCTCGACTCCGGCGGCGTACAACTGGTCGAACTGATCCTGCAGATTGAGCAGCGCCTCTTGGTCGTCCAGCGTGCCGAACAACGTGGCCCACTGGTCCTCGAGGTCTTGGGCTTTGGCTTCGGCGTCGGCGGTGGCGTCCCGCAACCGGAACACAGCCACACGGGACTGCTCAACCGCCGGGGGGATGCGCTCGGCGTACATGGCGGCCATTTCGCCCGCAGCTTCGGTGCCGTATTCGATCGTCTTGATCGACGTTTCAACTTCGCCGCCGTCGCCGAACAGGTTGTTCCACGACTGCTTCCAGCGGTCGACGCCTTTCTGGATCAGCCCCCAGCCGCCGGCGCCGACAGAGAAGAACTTGCCGATCTCGTCGAGCGGTGTGGCCTCGATCGCTGTGCTGACTGCGCCGAACGCATCGGCCACCGTGGTCAGTGCCGGGACGAGGTTCTCGCCGACCGCCAGGGCGGCGTCGTCGACCCGGTCACGCAGCTCGTCCATCGAGTCGCGAAACTTGCGGGCCCGCTCGAGTTCTTGCTGGTTGATGACCTTCTGATCGGACACGTCTTCAAGCCGCCGGGCCAGCTGACCGGCAGACATGTTCATCAGTTCGGCCATTTCGCCGTAGCTGCGACCGAACACCTCTTGAGCGACCTTGGCGCGCTCGGTCGCGTCGCGTATGCCGCCGATTCTCGTGATCAGGTTCTCAAACGTCGCCGCCGAATCGACGCTGCCGTCCTTGGCGCGCACGATCGAGTCGGCCAGGCCGTCCAATGATGGCTTGCCGTCGGCGATCGCCTTGTTCATGCGCTGGATGGCGCCTTGCACCGTTTCGCCGCTGATGCCGAGGTCGCCAGCGACCTCGATCAGGCGTGACGCACTTTCCACTGAGGCGCCGGTCGCGTCGGCGAACTTGCCTGCAGCCAGTGCAGTGTCTTGGAACGCCTTGACCGACTTCACACCGAACGTCACCAGCGCAGCACCGGCGGCGAACGCAGCCTGCCCGGCGTACTGCTGCAGAGCGCCGCCGAGCCCAGCGGCTGCGGCCTTGGCCTTGCCCATCGCACCTTCGGCCTGGGCGACGTCGGCGCGCAGCTTTTTCAGCCCGGACTGGGCGGGGCCAGTGACGAAGTCGATGACGACGGTGAGCCGATCCTGGAACGCCATTCAGCTCACCCCCGGGTGATACGTCGGAACTCGGTCTGCAGCTGTCGCCATGCCGCTTTGGGTGCTGCGTCCCGTTCCCGGGCAGCGGCCAGCTTGAACACGCCGGTGCCCTTGGACGGGCCAAACGACGACGATGCCCGAGGCCCGAACGGCGTCAGCACTGCACGACCAGGCACAGGTGCAATCGACTTGCGTCGACCACGGCGAGGGTAGATCGGGCCGCTGCGCTTGCGGCCTTCGTCGGCGAGCAGCCACAGGCCCTTCGGCCGATGGTTGATGTCGACACGCCACGACCCGGTGTCGAACCCGACACCGAGCTTGATCCTGCCGCCCTTGTAGCCGGACATCGCCCGGTCGCTGCCGAGCTTGTCGACAGCGGCACTGAGGCCGGCGTCCTTGGCTGCGAACCCGGCGGCACGCGTGATGCGCTTGTTGGCGTCGGCGTCGAGCACCGACTCCAGGTTGGCGACATACGCCGACAGCACCGAGGCGCTGAACCCGGTGCCAGTGGTCGCAGCCACCGGATCAGAAGGTGCCGGTGGTGACGGCGCCGCTGATCTGCAGCGACGCCGAGTACTCGACCCGACCGCCGACCGACGACGACAGGTCGAACTGGGTGACGAACACCGACCCGGCAACCCGGTACTCGCTGGCCACGGACCCGCCCGGACCCCAGATGAACGCCGACGCAGCCGACCCGGCGGCATGGGCCTTCTTCAGGTTGTCGAGGTGGGTCGCCAACGGTCCGTCGTACGGACCGGACATGCTGATCTGCTCGCCGCCGGTCTGCAGCGTGATCATCACCTTCGCTGCCGTACCGAACACCGACACCTCTGCGGTATCGGTCGTTGCCGGCAGCGTCAAACTGTCGATGTACGGGCTCAGGTTGGTCATCGTGCCGCCTACGTTGTGCAGCGCGAAGTAGCTGGTGGTGCCGGCTCTGAAGGCCATGTCAGTCTCCTCGGGGGTTGAGGTCGGGTTAGCGCCGTGCGAGCGCGACGGTGCGGGTGCAAGAACCGGTGCCGGTCACGTCATCGACGACCCGCACATAACGCAAGACGTTTCCGGTGATTGCCAACCGTTGGCTGGTTGTGCCGGTCACCGAGGTGAAGCTGGCGAGCGTCGTCCACGTCGAGTTGTTGGTCGAATGCTCCAACCGGATCGCGTTCGACGCGAGCCCGCTGTATGCGGTGACGTGCAGATGGGCGACAGCGCCGTTCTGGGTGAACGCCAAGTTGTCGACGCTGCTGCCATCGGTGTCGGCTGTGACGGCGCCTGAGGCCAGGCAACGTCCGTAGCCGGTGTCACCGGTCGTCTGCGTTGTCAGGGTGGCGTCGACGGTTGCGGCGACGGCGCTGCTGACCGTGTATTCGGTGCGGATCGAGTCCATCAGGAACGCTGTGTCACCGACAGAGGTGCCTTCGGGCAGGTAGGTGACCGGCAGGTTCCCAGCTGTCGACCAGGTGCCGGCGTGCGTCGACTGGGCGGTGTCGTAGATCAAGTCGAAACTGGCGGTCGACGTGTCTTGGCCGGGGATGAATGCCTTGGCGTCATCGCACAGCGTCGACACCTCGAGCATGTCAATGCTGGAGCTCAGCGAGAAGCCACGGCTGTAGCAGGAGTAGCTGAACGACCCGGCAAGCACCCGGGATTTGTTTGCAGCGGTGAATGCCATCAGAACACGACCTCCACGTCGAGGGGCACAGCCAAGTAGTTCGACTCGCCGATGATCACGGCCTGGACCTCGCCGATCTGGGTGACCTG